GCGCGAAACGACCCCGGTTTTGCGCCAGTTTTGTGATGGCGTGAGAGGTAAGTAAGTTGCGCATCATAGGCCAGGAGAGGATTGCAGAGGTGTTCGGTGTGGCGCCGAAGACGATCGTTGAGTGGCAGTCGCAAGGGCTGCCGATCGCGTTNNCTGATCGAGCGCGAGATCAAGAAGGTTCAGAACGAGCGGCCACAAGACCGCCTGGCGCGCGTGCAGGCGGACAAGATCGAGATGGAAAACGCGGAGCGGCGAGGGCAGTTAATTCCGGCTGACCAGCTGGAGCCGAAGCTGATCGCGGCTTTCACGATTGCACGCGAGACGTGGATTGATGCGGTACCGCGCCTGGCGCGCGAACTGCCCGCGGATCCCGGCGCGCGTGAGGTGATGTTGCAGTCCGAGTTTGAATCCTTCCTTCATCTGCTCGCCAACTGGGCGCACGCCGACGTTGAGGACGACGACGAATGAACGCGCGCGACGCGGTTTCCGAGGTCGACGTCTGGGCTGCGCAAGCGCTTGATTCGATGCTCGGCCGCGTCTTTGCCAAGCTTCGGCCTCGTCCGCCATTGGGCCCGCTGGAATGGGTCGAGAAGTACAGACGTCTGTCGTCCGAAGAGAATCCGGATTACGCCGGTCCGTTCCGTTTGGAGAACACCCCGGCACTGCGCGGCATCCTCGCTGCGTGTGGCGAGCGCGGTGTCAAACGGGTCGTCGTTCAGAAGTCGGCTCAGATCGGCTATACGGCCGGCGTCGTCTGCACGCTCATGGGCTACTACACGCACTGGCGTCCGTGTGTCCAGGTCGCGATGTTCCCGCGCGAGAAGTCGGCCAAGGATTTTGATGCCGAGAAGTTCTCGCCGATGGTTCGTGCCACGCCGGCGCTCAACAAGCGGATCCGCCTGAAGAGCCGGAGCGATGGCAACAGTGCCACCCGCAAGCATTACGCGGGTGGATTGCTGAAGTTGGTGGCGTCGAATAGTCCATCGGACGTCAAGTCGACCAGTGCCAAGGTCCGTTATATCGAAGAGCCGGACGACACCAACAAGGATGTGAAAGGGCAGGGTAATTCGGTCGACATGCTGCGGGAGCGCGGCAAGGCGATCCGCAACAACTTCGAGCTGATCGGTGGCACGCCAACGGCCAAGGGCGCCAGCGAGATCGAGGAGGCAATGCGCACCACCGATCGGCGACGGTTCATGGTGCCGTGCCACGAGTGCGGCGAGTCGCACGAGTTAGGTCACGAACAGATGGTGATCCCGGGCTTTAATCTTTCACCCGACGAGCTCGCCGCTCCGGACATCGATGAGCGCTACCCGTTACGCGACGTCTATGGCCGGGCCCAGCCGGAGAATGCGTATTACGTCTGTCCGCATTGCGGGTCGATCTGGAGCGACGAACAGCGCGTGATCAACATCAAAGCCGTGGCAGCCGTCGAACCGCACCACGGATGGGAGCCGACGCAGGACGGCGGCGACCCGGGCTTCTTCTGCAATGAATTCCAGAGTGTATTCGAAGGCAGCTACGTACCGATCCTTGCCGAGAAATTTGTCAAGGCGCAAGCCAAGATGGACCAGGGCGACCCGACCAGCATGGTGGCCTACTGGAACAGCACGCGCGGGATTTGCTGGGAATACAAGGGCGAACTTCCGGAAGAAGAGGAGTTGAGACAACGTGCCGAGAATTATGCTGAGTGGTCTATCCCGAGCGGTGGCCTTATCGCTTTGCTCACTGTCGACGTACAGCATGACCGACTCGCTCTCACATGCTGGGTCGTGGGTCGGGGCGAGGAGATGTGGCTGGCGTACTGGGGCGAGGTGTATGGGCAGACCGTCGTCGCGCATGCCGGGGCGTGGATCGAGCTCGAGCAGCTGCTCGGCAAGCAGGTCCGCACCGCGTTGGGTGGCGCGTTGCCGATCGCCGCCGTCGCGATTGACTGTTCGGACGGGCAGACGTCGGACGCTGTCTATGCCTTCGTGCGCAAGCACAACCGGCGTGACCGGCAAGTGATCGCCGTCAAGGGCGCGGCCGATGCCGAGGGGCGCGTCGAGATCTGGACGCCGCCGAAGGCTGTCGATCCGAACTACAAGGCGACCAAGGCCAGCAAGTACGGCGTGCAGGTGCATATCGTCGGCACCGCCAAAGCCAAAGACCTGATTCTCGGCTGGGCACAGGAAGGCGGGCGCGTGCGGCTGTCCGGAAAGGGGCCGGGCCGGATGCACTGGTATGACGGCGTGCGTACCGACTTCTATGAACAGATGCTCTCTGNNCCGCCTCAACCCCAAGCGCCGCGCCTGGAAGGCCCGCACCGACCGCCGCAACGAAGCCCTTGACTGTACGGTGTATGCCGTCTATCTCTCCCGTCACCTGCGGCTGCACTTGCGCCGCGCTGGCCAATGGGATCTGGACGAGCTGCGCATCCGCCAGGGCACGCTCATCGAGGGCGAAGCGGAGCGCGTGGAAGAGGACGTCGACCATTTTCCTGACGCCACGAAAATGGTCGAGACGTCGGCACCGGAGCCGGCCACGGACGACGAAGCGCCGGTCGTGGTTGATCCGTCCGTCATCATCTCGGAAGCGCAGGCCTTGGCCCGGTTCCGCGCTTTTAACACGGCTCGCCGCGCGCGTCATGGCTGACAACCTTAAGGAGATTCTGGACATCGCCCGGCGCGAGTGCCCGGATATCCCTGATTCCGCGTGGGCGCGTGTGGATCTGGCGATTCGCATCGCCTTCGGTGGCCAGCGGCCGTATATTGCCGGTCAGAAGAAGCGGCAGCGGCTGGTGCAACTTGCCGAGATTTCTGAGCAGCAGGACGTGGCGCGGGTCGCGCAGATGCTTGGCGTCAGCGTGCGGCGGGCGCAGCAGCTAAAAAAGCTGGCGTAAGATGGAAAATCGGGATGAGAGAGGATTGAGCGATGGATTTACGGAAAATTGCAGATGAGTGCGGTATTGGGTTTTTGCTTGACCCGGATGATGAGTTTTTCAAAGGGCCGCAGATGGAAAAGTTCGTGGAGCGTGTGATTTCTGCTGCGTCAATTGAGTCTAGTGAACCGGGTGATGTAGACGACGCGTCGCACAAAGAGACGCCGGGTGGATTGCTATCACAGAAAGGGAAATAAATGCGCACTGTCCTTGTTCTATTGGTCTTCTTTGTCGGTTGTTCGGAAGCGCCGAAAACGATTGGTCCGTTCAGGTTCCAGGAGCTTGTAAACCGGTGCTTAGCCCTAAAGGGCAAGCCGACTCCAATCTACGACAAGACTGACCCGACGATCATCTTTGAGGTCCAGTGTGAGGTGACATCCGGCTAGTCACCCGCGAAATTCCTTGCCTTATTTTTTTCGCCGCCGGTCGCCAGACTGTGCGGCATGGACTCCCCCGATTCATTCCGCGCCGGCGATTCCGTCTCATGGACGGTTAGCCTTCCCGCCTTCCCGGCTTCGGCCGGATGGGCGGTTTCCTACCGGTTGCTTACACCGTCCGGCCTCGCGGTTGATATCACGACCACGGCTGATGGAGACGATCATGTAGCCAATCTGACCGCCACGCAGACGGCGGCATGGAGCGCCGGGACTGCGACGCTTGTCTGCCTCGCCACGAAGAGCGCCGAGCGCAAGACGGTGGATAGCAAGACCGTCACAATCCTGCCCGATCTCGCCGTCATCGGCACCTTCGACGGCCGCACGCTCAACAAGAAAACACTGGACGACCTGGAAACCGCGCTGGCCGCGTATGCCGCCGCAGGGCAGGGCCATGTCGCCGAGTACACGGTCGCCGGCCGCGTGATGAAGTTCCGAACGGTTGAGGAAATCGAATCGCTGATCGCGCGCTACAAGCGCGCCGTCGCGAAAGAGCGCGCCGCGCTGGCGTTGCTCAACGGCGAGCAGACCCCCGGCCGCTGCTACTACCGGGGCTGATGCATGGGAATCTTTGACAGCGTCTTCCGTCGCGCCCCCTCCGAATCCCCCGCTGAGCGCCAGCAGTGGCTCGATACGCAGATCAACGCCATCGGCCAGCGCGCGCTCATCTCCTATGCCGCCTCGATGCGGCAGGCCTCGCGCAGCTTCGAAGCCGCCGAGACGCCGGCCTGGGTGGAAAGCTGGCCGACGCACGGCTCGCCGATCAACGATGACCTCGCGCGCCAGCTACCGACGCTGCTCTCCCGTGCGCGTGGCCTCGCCCGCAACAACGAGTGGGCGATCAATTACCTGACAAAGCTTGACGACAACGTGCTCGGCGCCAGCGGCATCGTGCTGCAGATGCGCGTCAAGAAGCGCAACGGCAAGCTGGACGCCAAGACTAACGCGCTGATCGAATCCGCGTGGTCTGAATGGTGTCAACAGGCCGATGTTTCCGGCCTTGATTTTCGGACCGTCGAAAGCCTCGCGCTGGCGTCGGGTCCGCAGGACGGCGCGCTGCTCTACCAACTCAGGCAGTCCGGCCCGTTCCGTTTCCAGATCCGGCTGCATCCCGTCGATCTGCTCGACGTCACGCTGCACCGTGATTACAACGGCAACCGCGTG